ATGGACATAGAGTGCAAGATTTTGTGGCTAAAATCTTGCACGAACCCTGACGGTAAGTCTTGGGGACAATTCAGACCTTACACAGGGAAATATCCGCACAATTCATTTGAGTGGATGCTGAAGCTTTCGAAGGACGGAAAGTTCGATCAGTTCAACCGAACTGCTGAAGGGTTAGGTGTTCCTCCGGTAGATCAGAAGAACGTGAAAAGATTCTCTTCCTGTAAGAATGGGCTTCGCTGCAGAGGCGATGTGTGGGCCGTTCCACACATTCCTAGAAGGAATCTTAAGCACCCTTGCCCGTATCCTCCAGAACTCGTCAGATTGGGTCTCCTGGCTTCTGACGCGAAGCCAGGAGACCTAGTAATAGATCCGTTCTGCGGAATTGGAAGTTCAGGAGTCGCCGCCAAACAATTAGGGGTTGACTTTTTGGGAATAGATTTGTCAGAGAATTACCTGAAAATAGCCAATGATCGGATAAATGAGACTAATTAGCCAATTGTCATAGAGAATGAAACTGTGATAGTCTCTCCTTCGAATTCGAGTTCGACTTCGAATTCGAAGGAGTCCTCAGTGGTTCTCTTGGCAGATTCTATGAATTCTTTAGGGTATCGGTTTAACGCCTTTCTGACAACAGCGATAGGATCGTTATAAGCCATTATGAAATTCCTCTCAATCGTTCAAATAATCGTCTATGGATGTCAACCCCTTTGCTAATTTCTCCGTCCGAAGTCCTCTTGCGGTCAATATCACTAAAGACGGTGTCAGAGGTGAATCCTGGGATGTGGGCCGTGACGCAGTGATTGAACACAGGGTTCACCCTCGCCCACAAGGCAACTTTCATCAAAGCGTCAATCATATCGTCGTTACGGCCTTTTGGGACTTTTCCAGCTTCAATAACTAACGCTTGTACTCCAAGGGAACCTTGTCGGTCTCGAATGTCCCAATCAACTTCGTGAATCTGGCCGTTCGGAAGAACTAAGTGAGCGCCTTCTGTGGGAAGTTGGATTTGCTTATTTGATACCATGTGTTTCCCGCAACCCCACATATAGTCTTTGTTTCCTATCTGTTTGGCTGGGACCAGTTGAATCCCATGAATTCCAAGTTCTTGCATAACGGCGGCTACAGCAGGAGCGTTTCCGGCGTCTTCTAGATACCAATGAACGATCCAAGGAAACTTCGCATACAAGGTTCTCAATTCTAGGACTTGCTCATTGAAATCCCACTTTCCAGAAACCATGTGAATAGGGTAACAGCAATCTCCTTTGTGTCCAGCGACAACAAGAGCACAATAGTCGTTTTCTACTTCTCCCTTGAACGTCAAATCTCCCCAAACAGAGAAATAGTCGATGTCTACCGGAAGGCGGTCGTAGTATGTCCACGCATCGACTGGGAATATACCGCCGCCAACTGCCACAGGCTCCTGGTCCAACTGACCAGGAGCCGTGTTGGCCATCTCTTTGCGCATCTTGTCTATGGTTTCTCTATTAAACCTCTCTGGCCATAGAATTTCTCCAGGAACCGTTCTAGGATCTTTGAAACCTAAGCTGGAGGAGTAAGAGATTGCCCTTGGATTATACTCAACAGGGAGTTTGAGAATCTCCCACAATTCCGGCTCATATGTCAGAAGATTTCCAGTCAAGTCATCTTCAGCGAGTCTTTGCTGAATCACTAGTCGGCAGGGGTTCTTAGGGTCGTTATCGCGCGGTCCTAAAACCTCTTTCCAAATTGCCCAAACCTCTTGGCGGTCTCGAATAGAGTATAGAGACTCTGGGCCGTTGGGGTCGTCGGCTATGATACATCGAGCGCCTTCTCCGATGATTTGACCTCGCATAGAGGTGGTCATTCTGAAGCCGTTTTTGTCGTTTTGGAATTTGTTTTTTGTGTTCTGATCTCGATAAAGCGATAGCGGCCAAAGTTCTTGAAACCGATCAGACTCTATGATACGGCGCATCTTGATGGCGTCTTTTGACGCCAATATAGCACCGTAAGATAAACACATGAAAGTAACAGATGGGTCTCTAGCCCACCTCCACGCTGGAAACATGACAGAGGATAATGTGGATTTGGCATGTCGGGGGGGCTCGTTAATGATGAGGCGTTTTATCTGTCCTCGTTCAAGGGCCTCAAGGTGCTCACATTTGGCATCCAGAATCCAGCCATCTACAAAAGGCTGTCCTTCAATGATTGGCCAAAAGTATTTTAAAAACGCTTTAAGAGACGAGGATAGCACATCTCTTTTTAGCTGAAGTATCTCTTCTCGTCCGAATTGGGAAAGTTGTTTAGAAACATTCTTAGAAAGTAAAAAGTCATCCATTAAGATGACTTTTTACTTATATGTTAACAAATCCTCTAGAAGAATTGGTCCCAAATCGGTTTAGTGGGTTGGTCTAACGCTTCCCCAGAAAAACATGAAGAGTTTTGAATGATTTTCCACTCCGTTGTGTCAGGGTACTCTCTGAGGTGAGACCTTTGCGCTTCCAATATCTCCATCAGACCTTGAACGGCTTTTAAAGATTTGTCCTTGTCTAATTCTAATTCTATTGTCGATAGAGACACTTGCCCAAACGCGCACGAAGAAACCGTCAATGACGGTTTTGGATTGAATTTTATTTCATATGTTAATATATTCTGATAATTAAATTCTTTTTGGAAGGCAAAGAAAAGTCTATCCTTCACGATAGAAAACTTGTAAGGGAATCTGTTGATTTTCAAGAAAAAGCTTGACAGAATAGCTTTAGAACTGAATAGAGTAGTTTCCAATTCCTTTGGAAGAACTGGAAGCGAATCTATCGGATATCCTCCGATTAGGATGTTTTTTAAGTGGCTCAGAGTTATATTCATAAATACATTTTACTTGTTTTATACTTAAAGTCAACACGTAAGATGTTAAATTTTTGTGATTAAGAAGTTATACTTGACAGAGTGTAGTATACTAGAACAATGCAGTATTTAGTTGCTGAAACTACGTACACGTTAAGTGTTATGGCCGCGAGGTGGGACAGTTCTCACTTTTCTTCTACAGAAAATATAAGCTTTTGTCTGAAGTCTTATACCAACAGGGAAGTTGGTTGGGATGTAAGTCTAAGGTTTTCGCAAGACGAGGACCCGTCTATGGTTCGCTGTGTAGAGTCTAGATGTAGAGATATTTTTAAAAAGCAACTAAGGGGAGCGAATAAGTATCCTGTGAGAGTGGTTTCTGATAGGGATCTTGACGTTGCACCAGGATTTGTAATAATATCTCTTAATGGAAATATTCCAAAGAACTGAGGAAGTGTATGTTTTGGATTTGTGAAGATTTTGGGATCGGATGTTGTGAACAAACCGTAGGTCCGTTTAGGACAGAGCTGAATGCAGAGGATTACTGTAAATACATGTCAGAACGAGGCTTGAAATTCAGAGTGCTGTCCAAAGAAGAGCTAGAATCGAAGGCAGACCTTTTAGAGGATACGCTTCAGGTCTATTTTGAGGAACACGTAGAGTGGTAGTCGAGGTATCGGCGAGGAAGACTTATCCTTTAAAAGATTTGTGGACAGTGACGTTTTACAAAGACCGGACTGCAGTTTCAACGTGGAATCTTTTGGAGGCGTCGCTTAGGAAGCAGGGATTCGCTTCAGAAATCAGTGAGACTGGAGATTACCTGACGTCTAGTTGTAAAGGGGATTCAATATATTCTGTAATCCAGCGTCTTAAGGCGGCTGGACTAGTTCCTGGAAATGTGGCTAGTGTAGCGTTGGACCAAGACAGCTATAATCCTATATCGGCGACTTTCACGGTAGATTGGACGGTCGCCTAAGTGTTCTGTGTGGTCGTCCTGCGTCTGTCCGGTTATAACGAATTTTCTGACTTAAAGATTTACGGAGGGTTTGATAGTGAGGAAGCGGTGGACAGCTTTGTCAAACTTAGGATTAGAGCCGTTCAAAGCAACTCAGGCGAGACAGTGTATTACAGACTTGATTTGGAAGACGTGGGAAGAGTGTCAAAGGGCCAGTTGTATAATCTTCCTTCTGTTCATTCTTATAATCTAGCTCCGAAAGGGGAAATTGTTTGGCAGGATACAAGATACGATCTCGGCTAACAAAGGCTGAGAGGCAGGTGAGGACCACAGAAATAAGGAAATTTCTGTGGTCCCTTCTTTTGGAAGAAGGCTGTGTAGACTGTGGGGAATCAAATCCTGTGGTCCTAGAGTTTGATCACGTTCGCGGAAAGAAGAAATTTAAAATAAGCGCGAACGAGACCTACTTTAGTCCATTTGAACTATTGCTTTTGGAATTAGAAAAGTGTGAAATAAGATGTGCCAACTGCCATCGGAAAGTGACGGCTGAGAGGGGGAACTTTTGGGCACATCGCTATTCAGAGGGAGATTTTACATGAACTATGAGACTCGATTGGTTTGTAACATGGTTATGTCTTTTTGCGCAGGATACTTTTTTGGAAATATCCTTGTATATTTTTTGACACCTATTTTAGGAGGGTAAATGAGTAAAAAAGTAAGAATTCTACTGTCAGATTGCCCGTGGGAGTACGCTGATAGGCGTGAGCATCGTAAGGATAATCCAAATGGTAAAACAAAGTTTGGAATCGGTGCTCAAGGGAACTACGCGATGGGGACTCAGAAGCTGTCCTATTTGCAGAGTCTAGGGCCTCTTGTTAAAGCAGTATGCGCTGATGACGCATACTGCTTTATGTGGGCGACTTTACCGAATCTTCCAGACGCGATTAACTTGATGCCTTACTGGGGGTTTGAGTACGTAACTACTCCCAAAGTGTGGGTGAAAACTTATCCGAAGTCGGGAGAACCGTTCAAAGGACCAGGACGCTACACTCAATCGAATGCTGAGTTGCTTCTCTTAGGTCGGCGACCTAAGACAAAATGCTGGCACACAAACAAAGGATGGAGACCTGCTCAGATTGAGATAGAAGAGTCGACCGTTGTTTTTGAGACTCATCCGAGAAATGACGAAGGAAAGATCATCCATAGTAAAAAGCCTGCTGTGTTTCAGGAACAACTGGAACAGTGGCTTGGGGACCAATTAGAAGGATTTCAGATGATGGAGTTGTTTGCTAGGGAGCAGCGTCCAGGTTGGGTGTGTTTTGGAGGGGATATCTCTGGAAGAGATATCTCGGAGGACTTGAAAGAATATGGACTATCGTGTATATAAAAACAGAGAGTTCCTGGGGACATTCTCAAGCCGCAAATGGTTAGGTGCAGTCTTGAAGTCGCAAGGACTGCACCTAAATGGAAGCTACTGGTTGCTGTGGAAGAAAAGTAGGTATACAGCTTGGAGCTGTTTTCTAGCCGTGGTAGGAAGAGTAGACTTTTACGAAGTTATCAAAGGAGAATAATATGACAGTAGAGGAGAGGTGCGAAGCCCTAATCCATAAAGCGGCATATCCTTACCTTATACACGCCCCTAGCATAGCCTCGGCGGTAGTTAGATACGAATCGGTAGGGTATTTTGGAAACGGCGTGACGTATCTTTTGCGAGATGACTACGGTAAAGGAGCGTTTAGTGACCTCCAAAATTTTGGAGAAGCCAGTATCATCGATTGCAGCATGACTTACGGTAAAGGCGGTCGAAAGCGAATTAAAGTTGACCTCTACTACTATTTCATAGATTTGATGAACAATTTGGAGGAAGATTTCTCGTTTGCAGGGGTCTGGAGTTTGAAACGAGATTCCGACTTCTTAAAGCGTCAGCATTTAGCTATCCATTCTGGGTTTTTAGAAGAACTTGTTGGAGACTCTAATTCTAAGGTAGGATGTGGGGAGATACGGATAATTTCTCAGAAAGAGGGAGACAGTTGGAAGTGCGAATCAAGACGAGTAGATCCTACGAAGTCAGAGTATTTGGAGCTGCCTGATTACCTTAAAGAAATATTTTCTGAAATTGAAAAGCAGTCTGTTGAGTTTATTGCGGAGAGAGAATCCTACTGTCTTTTAAGTTCCGGCGCAGCCGATGTGAAAGGATTCTTAGGGCCGTTTGATTTCAGGAAATAGCAAACCACAGGGGTAAGGAGGGTAACATGGTAACTGTTTATGTAAACTTGAATGTAGAGACGCAAGGACAACCTGGCACGATCCTGATGGAAGAGTTTGTTACTGTCCATATTAGTGAAGGTCAGTCTGAGTTTGAATTTAGACAGGAAGTTATTAAAAGTCTTCCGCAATTGGTGAAAGACTTTATTAATAAGTTACAGACATCGGATTGTGTATACGAAGTGTATGGACATAAGATTGTGTGAAAGGAGAAACTTAAATGCTAATTAAATCACATGTAAATCAGTTGAAGGACATCCCAGAGGCGAAGGCCGTGGAGCAGGCCTTTGTGGCGGGTTACTGGGCAGTTGTTCAGAAAGGGAAATATAAGGTTGGTGACCCTGTAGACTTTCTTCCTGAAGATTCCGTAATTTTAGAACACGTCGATGGATTTAACTTCCTAGGGAATATTAAAGAGATTCCTGTCGAAGATCCAAATAACGAAGAATTGTTTGAGAAGGTTCGCGGGAGAAAGGTTTCGGCTAAGCGTGTCTTGCAGGTTATTTCTCAAGGTCTTGTTGTGGATCCAGGGATTCTTAAGGAGTCTGATATCAGAAAATATTCCCCAGAAGCTAAATTTGCTATGAGTTCTTCTAAAGGAAGTTCCTGCGGAATTTGGGGAAGGACTTTAGGCCATCGCCCTTCTTGGCTTCTTAAAACGGACTCTGAGAACGTTCAAAGAACCATCAGTACTTTGAGTCCTGAGGAGGCTAGAGATTGGTTAGAGAGGGTTTTACGCTGCGGTCCGACGTTAAAGCTGGACGGTTCGTCTATAACTGTGACGATGTCGGTGAAAGACGGCAAAGTATCAGTGTATTCTAGAACTCTTGAGAGGGAAGCGACCCATCTCCGTAACGGCTTGTTCGAAAGAGTTGGCGCCGAAAACATTCTCAGAGGAATAGAGAAATTCTACGGAGATTGGTGGGGAGACGGATTTAATGTTAAGGCTGGGGATAGACACCCCGAGATTGTCGGTTTCCACGGAGAATTGATGGGACCTAAGTTCAACGGAAATAGAGAACAGTTCTTCCGAGAAGAACTGTTCGTCTACAGAGTGTTTTACAAGGTCAGAGAATCAGTTTACTACAATCCTCCCGAGGACATCGAGAAGCTAAAGGAATACATACCTGAACTGTCTGATTTGTGGGTTCCCGAGATTTCAAAACACAGTGTGACCGTAGAACATGTGTTGGACAATAAGGAGCTTACGTTGAAGTCGTTTAACCAATCTATTCCCGCCGAGGGAGTTGTTTTCTATAACCCTGACGATCCCCAAGGATTTGAAACCTATAAGTTTATCAATCCTTTATACCTATTAGGTAAGAGGTAACTAGTTGACAAGATGCGCTCAGTAGTTGTATACTGAGCGCATCTAATTGAGGGAGAGACCTAATGGAACAATTTTTTGAAGACTATTTGAAGTTGAAGCGGGAGCCGTCATCTAGTCGTGTATATTCACTTTACAAAAAGTGTTGTAGAAACTTTCCGCCAAGCGAAGACCTACGAATTAATATAGCGACCAATTCATTGACTGCGATAATCGAGTTTGAAACTAGGGATGAAACAGGGAAGGGAATTGGTCCTAATTGCAGTGTTAGGCTTCAACTCTCTTTGCAAAGAGTTATGAGCAAAGTCGATTGTATCGCTAATGTTCAGTTCAGGTCTCCAGATGGGAGACTTGATGCTAGAAATTTACAACTAAACGTTGATGCGACGATTAAGCATATGATGAGATCGTTCATAACGAAATACTTGTCAAACGTTTCTGAAAATGCTGGATGGTTTAGAACGTCTATAAGCGGGTTCTATATGGATTTGTCTGAATTAATTGACACTCATTTCGAGGGAGCTTTGGGAGATAAAGAAGAGTATGAGCGCAGAGCCGCTATCTATGATTTTGTTAAAGATAAGATAGTCGGAAAAGATGCCGCCATTCAGTCTTTAACAGAAAAATTGAAAAAACAGTTTAAATTCATTTTTGAGGAGGACCTGTAATGAAACTTGTTAGACTAAAATCCTTTGAGACGAATTCGTCCAGCAGCCACAGTGTCACTGTAGTTAATGGAAAACTTACTATTAAGGATGTGGACGCGTTTAAAAATCATCTATTAACTTACCTTAGGGATGGTAAGGTGTTGATAGATCTTGTTGAAAGATACGAAAAACATGGTGCTGGGAGCTTGTTTGGAGTAAAAAACAAAGTTCGTCTTCTGGTATCGTCTGAGTATAGAGATGAGAATTTAGAATTTGACAGTTTAGAATCTGACGATTGTTTTTCTGAGACGTTTTTCGGGTACGGAGATTATGTAGGAAAATTGATAATGGTTCTTTCGGTTCTCATGATATCCAACTATGATCAAAATATGGTCATGTGTGTCTTTGATCACAAAGACAAGTCGGACTTGGAAGAGCGATTTCCTTACGACACTGATTTGGCTAATTTGTTGTTGGAAGTCTCTGAATTATTGGACAGTCCTTTAGTATTTAATTTAGGGACTGAAGGAGAGTCGTTTAGTGAACTTGATGATCTGGCTTGTTCGATTTGTGATGAGAATCAGGTGTTTGAAGACTTGGTCGGATTAGAGTTTTTGGTAGACCTTAAATCCTATGTGCGAAGCACTTATTCAAGTTATTAGGAGTTTTTATGATTTTAGTGAGAAAAGGTTCGTTCGAGACCAACAGCAGCAGTTGTCACAGTCTTACAGTTGTGTTTAAAAAACCATCCAGCAAGAATATCGATAACTGCATCTCTCTTCTAAGGAGGTATGAAGAGAACGGGAAGATAGTTATAAATCTCGATGAAAGATTAAAGATCGGAGACGGAAAAGATGACTATTACGGCCTTAAATCGAACGCTGTAGCGAACTTCACACCTCGCGACCCTTTCACAGGAGACTGCGATGAGATTAGACAGTCTCTAAACGAAGTAGTGTGTTTTCTAGGATATGGGGATCTAGTAGCAAGATTGTTGATGATTTTATTTTCTGTAGAAGGTGACTGGACAGAATTAGGGCTGACTGAACTTGAATTTGACTGGAGAATCGATTATGATGATTCACCGTTGTATTATTATATTTCTGAGAACGAAGCGTCGCTTGCTTTAATGAGTCTGTCGAAGTATCTTCAAAAACCTATCGTCTTCCGGTCGACTGAAGGATTTGATATTCGTAAAATGAGAGACGCTCAATACCATGTGTCAAGCGACGACAGGGGATTATCGTTAAATTCTTGTATAGAGAATGATCCTCTAGACTTTATATTTGATAGCACTGCTTTCCTAAGGTCTGTTACCTCAGAGTATTAATAAATGAGAACTTATAATGAAACTTGTTCGATCAAGATCTTTTGAAACCAATTCATCAAGCTGTCACACAATCGTGTGCAGCCCAGAGAAGTGTAATCTTATAGACCTTCTGGGGTATTATCCTGAGGACTTAGAGGATCCTGAGTTGATGGAGAAGCACAACTCTTTGCCAGATGCAGGTCCGCTTATTGCTCTTCCTTTGAGGAGTTATGGGTGGGGATATGAAGAGCTGTACGACTTAGTAGACTTCGCCGATTATTGTTTTAATCACCTATGGGACGGAGAAGTGTATTCTGAGGACGGAGGATTGCGGCAAGGGGACAGACTTGCTATGTATTTCAATCTGATTCTTCAGAATAAAATGTTTTGTTTCAAACCGGGAGACGAGATTGACATCTATGACTATGGAATTGACCACCAAAGCTTAGGTGATGTCGAGAGTCTTGACCAGGCGGCAGCGATTTTACGTTGGGGAGAGATGATTGTTCTTTCAGCGGATGGGTAGCAATAAATTATGTGTTGACAACTGAGCCTACCTGTGATAAGGTAGGCTCAGTTGTTGAAGGAGGAGACCTAAATGTATCTACCAGTGGATATGAATTACGAGGATGGGGAAGTAATTCACAGTTACAAAAACGGTAATGCTCAAATTACCCTTTATGAGGACGGAACTAGAGTAATAGAAAGTCCAAATGACCATCTGGACTTTGAGTTCCCTTTGAACATTGACGTGAGAGTTAGCACATATTGCTCCTTTGGGAGAAAGAAAGGAAAAGGACCAGACAGCGCCGTCTGTTCTTTCTGCCACGAGAGCGCCACTCAGGACGGTTTTGAGTGCGATTACGAAGCTTTGAAAGAAAAGTTGAGTGTATTCCCTGACGGCATCGAATTGGCCGTAGGATGCAATGAGCTGACTGAGGGATTGGAGAGATTTATCCGAGACGTTGGTTCAAAGTATGTTGTGAATCTTACTGTGAATCAAGGTCACGTTCATCGATTTGAGGATAAGCTTCTGAGTCTGATTTCAGACCGCAAAATTTGGGGTTTAGGAATCTCGTTTCGACCATCGCTGGAGTGGAAAGTCCCTAAAAGCCTTGTAGAGTATGAGAACACAATTTTACACTGTATCGTAGGTATTGATGATGTCAGAGACGTGATGTCTTTGACATCAAGAGGAGTGAAGAAGGTGTTGTTTCTTGGGGAGAAAGACTTTGGGTTCAACGAAGGCAAAGTAAATCAAGACTCTGACTCCCACAAACGTTGGAGGCAAAAGTTGCCCTTTCTTTTGAGCAAGTTCCCTGTAGTTTGCTTTGATAATCTAGCACTTGAGCAGCTCCCTTTGAAGTCAATGATTAGTCGTGATGATTGGGAAGTTCTATATCAAGGAGAGCACAGTTTCTACATTGACGCTGTAAACGGCTGGTTTAAGCGAAGCTCGCGAGTGGCTCCATATATGGACTGGGACTACATTTCGGCCGCCGATTACTTTAAACTGGCGGTGAAATCACTGTGAGAAGAGTAGAATACATGTGCAAGGGGCCTTATAATAAATGTTGGGCATTTGATCCTTTTGAATCTATAGATGGAAAACTGGTTATGCCACTTAAGGATAAAGTGTACTTTACTACTTGGCATAGACTTGAAGTATCTATCGTCAAGGTTGGTAAAACATAGTGAGGAGATCGGACGATGAGCAATTTTTCTAGATGGACGACCAGAACAGCTAGACAAAAACTTAAGAAACCATGTAGTTTCACAAGACTTCCAATAGAACCTGGAGATCGATATGTGGAATATGTTGATATTTACTAAAATAAATTTTACACAATTAAGTTCTTGTCGATTGCGAAATCCATATACCTGCATAAAATTGATGAATGGGAATTCGAACCAGATCCTTACGATTTTTGGGTAGAGTGTTTGACAAACTTTCTGGAGAGGATTGGGTTATCGCCCTCTGACGCCAAAGTTTGCTCCGAGGAGGCTCGAAAGTTCGCGGTATCAGAAAATTGTGTGCATCCTGGAAAGTGGACCTGTTTTGTTTGTCAGAAAAGAGCAACAACGGGTGGAGAGTGTATGCATCTTCAGAAATCTTGGAAGGAAGAGGGAGATAAAAGTGCGTCAAATCGGACACATCATTAACTTAAATTGGTCAGGGCCTGCAATTTCAGTTTCCTGTGATAAGCCTTCTGTTGAAGGAAAAATTAATGATATATTAAAGGAAATCGAGATCTACGTTGACTTGAACGTGACTTGTGAGCAGATCTCAAAGGCAGCTTCGACGATCACTGGGACCACCCTATGGACTTTATTGTTTTTTGAGCCTTATTGGGGATAACGAGGAGAGGTATTTTATGAAAATTTTTGATGAGTTATATGTGGGAAGGGTTGTTAGGAGTCGAAAAGGGGATCCTCCTGAAGATTATGTTCTAGGATACGCTACGCCCGTGGAGAACGGCGTAGCGTTCCAACGGAGAAAATCTTCTGTGGATGCTTGGGCTCAGGTGAACCCTCGATTTGGGACTAAGGAAGTTTTAGAGCCCTTGACAATTCAAAATAACCTTCAATCGGGATTCAAGATTGTCTCTAAGATGACACGATATACGTGGTCTTGGCACGGAGACAATAAGGATATTTGGAGAGTTCAGGATCCGAGAGGATTTGAATTAGAGATAGGAGGAGAGAACGTTTACAATATAATTGAATCAGTGGGGATCGAGAAAGGAGGTATTATTCCTGGTCGTTGTTTGTGGGGTCGCGATAAGGGGAAGAACATTCTTTTACATGAGGGCTTAGAAATATTTTCTAAAGCAATCGATAACCCTACGAACAAAAAGCAATACCTTAAAAAAGGCGATTTGGTTGTTGGAAAGTCTTACGAGATAGCTTCTTACAAGAATATTCCTTTAGTATACATGGGGCAATATTTTGGATATTCTCTTGAAAAGACTGAAGAGCCTATAGATGGGGTCGAGGGAGCTAAGTTAGTTCATTGTCGGATAAAGACTCATGAAGGATGTTACGTATTTGGCTTTTCTCAAAAGTCTTTGAGATGGTCTGAGACCAGACCTGACACGATGGTTGTGGTGTTCTCTACTCTTCCCAAGATACTTGGCCTTCACTCTAGACAAATTTCACTATTAGAAGATATCCACGACGTTTATACAGAAGATTTTATGGACTATCGAAATAAACATCTTCTAATACAGCAGAAAAACGAACCAGTGGAGTTGTGGTGGAAGTACTTCCGAGGGCACTACACGGACGAAGAGTTCCAAGGATCTGGGGTTCTTAGTTGCTATCGACCGACTGAACTGCAGGAAGAGGGTAGATTTGGTGGGCCTTTTGCTTACGAAGCAGTTGAAAGAATTTGGGGAGCAAATCGCCTTCCCTACTTGACGTATAATTATATGGTTCACTCTTTAATTCACTCTTCAGAGGATCTAGTCACTTATATCGATTCCCCAGAGGCCGTAAAAGGAGTTTCAACCACACCTCCTTACGAATCAGGCAAAAAACTTCCTGGAAGTTGGACTGTAGAAAAGTTGTCGATTGTTAGAAAATCGCATAAATAAGAGAAACAAAGGAGAAGCAATGAGAACTGACGGAATTAGTCAGGTATTTCAATCTATTCGAGAGTTCCAAACTGATTTGGAGTTCGTCAAACTTCCTGTAGAGTTTGACTCAGCCTACCGTCACGCTAGACGAGACTGGTCAGACTGCAAAATCTTGAGGGAGATCTGGTGGGACGAGGAGTCGGACGGAGATGGTAGTTCGCTGCACGACGCCGCGTGGGATAAATTGTTTCTAAATCAACCTTCCTTAGGGAGGTTGCGGGGGATGGAGGAAGTTCGTGAAAAGTAGAAAGGTTAGATTTTTATGAGAAGACTGTGCGATGTATTATTTTCTCACATTAGAATAGGCGTTAAATTTCGTGAATGTCAGAGATTATTGAATAAGTCAACCTCAACCCACTTAACGCGAGACATATCCTTTCACGTGGAGGATAGGCTGAACTTAGATGAGTTAAGATTTATGTATCTAGACGGAGGAGATCTTTTATGCTAAAATTATGTATCAGTCATAGGGAATTGATAAATAACGTATTAGAAGTGGTGATAGGTGTCTCTCTGATCGCTTTTCCGATTTATACTGTTATTTATTTCCTATACGCTGAATATCGGAACAGCCAGTTATGACGAAATAGACACTTATAGTTGACAACTGAGCCTACCTGTGATAAGGTAGGCTCAGTTGTTGAAGGAGGAATAAGAAATGATTGAGTTAGTGAATTATATAAAGGAGAATGGTCTGGAGAAGTTACTGAGTGAGTTTAAGATCAAAGCAACTTACTCCGAGAAACATCCACAACTTGTTTGTCTGAAGTATAATCAAGTGGAGTCTCCGTTGAAAGAGAAAGTAGCTCAGCAGTGTCGAGGCATTATCCTCGACACTGCTGATGATTGGAAGATTGTATCTCGTTCTTACGATAAATTTTTTAACTACGGAGAGGGAGACGGTACAACCTGTTACCATGACCGCTTGGACTGGAATTCCGCTAGAGTTTATGAAAAGCTGGACGGATCCTTGTTAACCCTTTACCCCTACAAAGGGGAGTGGTTGGTCCAATCTTCGTCAAATCCCGACGCCTCTGGGATGGTTAACGGCTCTGGAATCAGCTTTGCTGAGCTGTTTTGGGAAGTCTGGCGAGAGAAAGGATATAAGCTACCAAAACAAGGACCAGTTGACTACTGCTACATGTTTGAATTGATCACGAAGAGAAACAAGATTGTTGTACCATACGCGGAGAATAGGCTTATTTTACACGGAGTCCGATGTCTTACAAGCGGTCACGAACTTTTCGTCGACGACGAAATTGTAGACTCCTTTATGCTGGGGTATGAGCGAGTAGAAAGGCTCTGGATGTATGGGTGGGACTCTGTTTTGATCAGTTCCAAAAATCTTCCTGTCAATGAGGGAGAAGGTTATGTTGTTTGCGACCGGCAATTCAATCGCATTAAAGTAAAGTCTCCCACGTATTGCGCTATGCATCACCTGAAGGGAACAATGTCTCCAACCCGACTGCTGCAAGTAGTTATGTTGAACGAAAATTTAGAATTTTTAGCGTATTTTCCAGAAATGGCAGCGGAGATAGAGGGCTTAAGAAGCAAGTATTCATATCTTGTTGACAGAATTGAGAAGACGTGGTTAGATATAAAGGACATCGAGAATCAAAAGGACTTTGCAATGAAGGCTAAAGACCTTGAGTTTTCCGCAATTTTATTCCAATTGCGGAAAACTCCTACGGAATCGGTCACTTCAGTGCTGTCTAAGCAGCGAGTTGAACTGGTCCAAAAGATGTTGCCGGAAGGTTAGTATGGAAAACATACACTTTCTAGATGGGAGAATAAGTCCTGATTTGGCGTTAGGGCTTGTATTAAAGCGTTTGAGTAGTATGACTCCAGAGGAGGTTTGGGAGATGGTTCACAGAGAGGTTCCTGTAAAACAGAGGATTCCTAACGAGGGTGGCATGAGAAAATGATGAATATAGTTAGTTTAAGTGTATGGAAGTTCATCTTCCAGCAGCGTCCGACGATATTTATAGGAGAGTTTGGGTCTACTAAATTTTTATCAATAGCGGAATCCATATTCCTCCACGGCCAGGACGAGTGGCCGTTTAATCCAGACCCTCACGGGTTTTGGGTAGATTCTCTAAATAACTTTCTAGAAAGGATTGGTTTGTCAAAAGAAGAGGCTGAAAGTTGTTCCCAAGAGGCCAGGAAGTATGCTATACTAGAAAAAGCAGTCGGTCAAGGACAGTTCACGTGTTTTATATGTGGACGTCGGCTTAAAGGAGTCCTAGAGGATAGATGTAGGTGCTCTACTGTGGAAGAAAGGACGTAAGGCGGTTTATGCTAGGAGATTGCAGGCACTTGAGAGAGAAGTAATAGGAGAGACTTATGAAACCTTTAGGAATACTCAATAAACTAGATCATAAGATAGTTATGGCTCCAATAGGGGTGAGACGATTTATTTTAAAAATAGACGACGACGTAAAGTGGTATAAGTGGATAGATTTCCACCATGACTTTTCTAGAAAATTGACGAGACTAGTTTGGAGCTTCAAAGAGGAGAAACTCTAACATGAGTAACGTCGACTGTATATTAGGGTCTGTTAGACTTTTCTGCTATCCAACTCTTTTTATAAAAAACGACAAAGGGGTTTTTGACACCATTAGGTCTTTCGGCGATACGCAGTTGAGAAAGAGTTACTTAATACGAGAGATCCATACTTTAGGTAAGTAGGAGTTTATGAGGAGAATTTGTAACAACAGTGGAATTATAAAGTTGGTCAAGAATTGTTCCCCGTCAGTGCATCCCGCAGGGACCTCGAAATACTCTAAAACCTATTGGAGATGGTTGGAGATATGGGTGAACGTTTGCAAGAGTTGTGGGAGCGTTGGGTTAGGTATTTATGAAGAGAATTGAGAGAAATATCAGAAACTCAGTCTAATTCATTCGATGCGGCCGGAGCCAAGTCGATGGAGATGGCCGATAGATATCTCAATTAGAAACGGTAGGAGTTCTACTAACAGTGGAATGCGTTAGTGTAATTTTTGTGAGGGATTTTGTGTGAAGAGAGTTGATAACAAATGTTGGAATCATGGTTGTGGAATTCTTACTGCTATGTTTAATGAGCTGGACGGGTTTTGGGAAGGTTGGTTTAGGACTTCTACTGTTAGTAAATGGAAGTTTATTCTTCGAAACGTATACAAGGCGGGGAGCAGCAATTTATTAGAAATAGTATAGGTGGGAGTAATTTTTATGGAGAGAGTTATACATGAATAATATTAAAGATAAATCCTCTTATCAGGTTTGGCGTATTCTCACTAGTCTCTACAGTCAATTGGAGCCTAGAACAAGTGAAGAACCGTTCGTGGCCGCCGTCGAGGCAGTTGGAAAAAGAGGTATCTATCCTCCAATAAGAAGTTTACTGAGAGTGGACTGAGTTATCGTAATTTTTGGTAGGATTGTGGGAGTTCCTGGTTAGAGGCCCCTTCCAACTTTCGGCACCTTTTTTCGAGCCCTGACAAACACAACTAGCCCCGAGGATCCTCCAATCCTCGGGGCTAGTTCTAAGGTTCCCTCCCTACGCCCTGGCGTAGGGAGGGAGGTAGGCGGGCTTGATATGCCACACTCGGCCTAGGCCGAGTGTGGCAGCCCTGGCGACGGCGGACTCGTAGTCGCAGAAGTACTCTTCCACGACGACCCCCACCTCGTCGTGGTAGGCCAGGGAAACCAATCCCTGGCAGCATAAGACTCCCTGGCCGTGAGCCAGGGAGTCGATAGCTTTGGCCAGGGCTTCGTTGAGACCCTGACCAATGACCGGAAGCGAAATCACTTTGCACATACCACCTGCTTCCTCTCCTCACAAGATTTCCCTCCCCAGTAGATTGTTAACATTCGTTAACAAATGTGGGGAGGGTTGAAAAAGATTCAATCTTGAATTGTGAGCGAATCTTAACAATTAGAGGAAGGATGACACTGGGATCACTGATCCACAATTCACGTCGAACAGTAAGACCCAGAAGGCGCAAACCCGCATAAATACTAGTGTTGCGATGGCAACTTTTCAACCAGACCTTTTAAGAGGTAGGGGAGTATACTGGCAAGGGTAAACTGGAAAACGCCTTAGAATGGATTCTGTGCCCTCTGAGAGGATGTGGGCAGGCGGGAGAGGGCAGATTCTGGGAAATAAAACAGCCCTGCTGACAGTTTGACAGCAGGGCTGTTAGGAGATAAAGGTGCTTTCTACTTCAGCTTTTCCTCAAGCTGGAACAAGACTTGTTGAAAAAGATTCAATCTGACAGGCCACCTGACGGACCTACGCTTCCTCTTTCATCTTCATTTCTTCTTCTGCAGTTTCAACAATCTCGTCGAAAAAATGTTCGACGAGACCCCCCAAATACTCCTCAAAAGTTATCTCGTCAGGGTCGAACCCGTCCGTACTCAGGTAGTGGGGGTTCGACCAAACTGTTTCCCCATCCCGAGACACCCTCACCCCCACATCCATATAGCAGGCGGAGTATGTCTCGACGGTCCACAGGACCCCATCAATTTCCCTGGTGATCATGATTTTGGTGTCTCCTTTTCGTTGATTTGGATTTGGGTTTGGGCACGAGGATCGGCACAATGTCGATCCCCGCGAGGGCTTGGGATAACGCGACAATCAGTTCGTCTGACGCTTCCGCGAATCCCTCGCTGCGACGGGTGAGGTGGTATTTTCGGGCTTGGAGGATCCAGGCTCGAATTTTGATCAGGTCGTCCTGCCGAATAGACCCAGCAGGAGACCAACGGGAAGGTCTACCTGCTGCAATACTGCAGGAAGCAACTAGGCATGCCAGGCCTGCGCTCCCTAGGAGCAGGCCTAGCAGAAGCTGAGCGAAGTCTGCGAGAGGGCTCACAGATTGACTTCTACGTGAGCAAATTTGCGCACGTAGACGTACGAATCAGGGCCAAGGCAACCTCTCACATACTCCCCCCGCCAATCCAATTTCGCTGCCAATTTTTTGGCAGCGAAGTCGAAGGGGGACCGTGCCCCTGACGACGCTCCTGATCCCCGGAAGCAGTCGTAGTACCCCACCGTGACGGTAGGATCCCCTTTTCGGTGGTCAGATCGTTGGGCCTTGATTCGGGCCCCCCGGCAGTCTGTGGGGGGCAAATATTTGCAGATTATGCTCACAACGGCCACTCCTCCTGAAATTTTTGAAGGTCTTCTCGGATCGCGGCTTGAAGAGCCGCGATCCATTCCGGTAGGTTGGCAGGGGAGGGCTCCAAGGAGCCTTCCCAAATCGATAGGAGTTCGTCGGCCGTGGAAGGGCCGACGATGAACGGCAGGTATCGTTCTACACGGCGATACCTGTTCCGGGCGTTCTCGATTTTGCCAGACGACTGGAGGGCGCGGCTTTCGCCGAGGAGATGAATAGCCTCCAGGAGTCTGGTGGCGGTGCTGTGGCTGTCCATCATAGCAGGCCTGCTTCCTGGGCCTGCTCGACCAGGGTCCAGAACATATCGACGCCCCGATCTTCGGCTTCAACTGATCGCTGGGTGCGGGGCCA